TTTTTAAATGTACTACCTGAAAGTGGTAAATGAAATAACATAGAGTCGAACTCAGGTTCGTATTCTTTCATCTTCTCCATGATTTCATAATTCATGTAATCTTTAACACGTTCTGCTTGACTTGTTTTTTCAGCAGATGGTGTTCCTAAAATTTGTGTTCTAACTGGACCGTCAGCTGGTAATAATTCTTTGTATGCTAACGCTTGAAATTGTGTAACTGCTTCTGCAAGAACAGGGTGAGTTGCACCTGATGCACCTGAGAAAGGCTCTGTTCTATTGTCGTATTTAAAACCTAAAAGGTCTAGACCTTTTGTGTAAGTTTGTTCCCAGTCTTTTCTACTTGAAACATAATCTTGATATTTTGAATTTAAGTCTGATGCTAATCTTCCTAATACTTCATCAGGTAAAAAATCTGCTAAGTTTGCATAATGCTCGTCACCACCTTCTGGTGATGCTGCACCTGGATCTAAGTTGATATCTACTGATCCGTCTTCGTTTTCTTGTACTTCTACAGGGTCTGGAGACTCTTGTTGTTTTTCAATTGTCTCTACGATCTGTTCTTGTACTTCTTCTTCACCTGGAACTTCAAATGTTTTTCTTGGTTCGTTTGGAAGCGATTTGTCTGTTGCCATTTATTTTCTCCGTAAGTTTTACATCTTTAACAGTATTATAGGATAATTTCAAGCCCTGTGGCATGGGCCCTCTTTTTGGTGGTATTGTGGTTGTTAGTTTTTTAGTCAATGAAATCGTCATAATCAGGTTCAGGACCATCACCATATTTACCAGATATATATTCAGCTGCTTCTAGTTGATCCTCGTTAATTTTTTTTACTCTGTCTTTTCTTTTTTTAGAGTCTACAAGTTCTTTCATTGTAGGATTTTTACCTGTTGCAAATTTTTCTAAATTACTCACATCAGACTCTAGCATTTTAATACTAGAACCACCTCCTATACCATCAAATTCCATATCAGTATCTTCAGGTCCACCCACGTATCTTGGTTCTACTTCTGTAGCTTGAAACTCATCACGTGGTTTTCCTTTAGTAGTTTCATCAGCTATACCTGGTCTAAACTCTAAAGATACAGTTTCTTCACCCATGTTAAAAGGCGAATCATAATCTACTCTAACACTTCCTGTTTCTAAATCTTGGTGAACTCTTACGAATTCATCTTCAGAAATTTTTGTTGCGTGTACTATTTCTCTTTCTTTAGTCGCAAACTGTTTGGTCATGTCAGTTCCTTCTCTTATAACTTTATTAACCAAAGCATCAAACCATTCTGGTTTACCGGGAAGATCAGTTGTTTTTATTTTATCAACAATAGGAGCTACTGTTTGTGCTACGTCAAAAAATCTTCCAACTATAGGTAACGTTGAAAGTCCACCTAAAATTTTCATAAACTTTCTTTTACTAGGATCTTCTGGTCCGTCTGCAAAACCTGCACGGCCACCTACAGAAAACATTTCTCCTTTTTCATAAT